ATGTCCACCAAATTCAACCAATTCATTGAGCGCGTCCTCTCCCACGAGGGCGGTTACGTCAACCATCCTAAAGACCCCGGCGGCGAAACCAACTGGGGCATCACCAAGCGTACCGCGCAGGCAAACGGCTTTATTGGCTCCATGCGTGCCATGACCCGCGAACAGGCTATCGGCATTTACCGTAAAGCGTTTTGGGAGCGTTACCACGCCGACAAAATGCCCGAAGCGGTCGCTTTCCAATTTTTTGATGCCTGCGCCAACCACGGTTACGGCAATGCTGCCCGTATGCTCCAACGCGCCGCAGGCGTGCCGGACGACGGCATCATCGGCGAAATCAGCCTCAAAGCCATCAATTCCCTCCCCGAAAACGACCTTTTATTGCGGTTCAACGCCGAGCGTCTGGTCTTTTATACCAAGCTCGGTACGTTCACGTCTTTCGGCAAAGGCTGGATTCGCCGTGTTGCGCAAAACCTGATTCACGCATCAGCGGACAACATTGATTAAAAAAGGAGCAATCATGTCAAAAAAGTCTTTACTCGCCCTAATGGCCGCCGTGATGTCTCCCAGTTTCAGCGTCGATCTGGGCATTCGTTCAGCTATACCTTCTCAGGGATGCCGGACGATGCCTCACCGTCCAAGCGGGGTGGCGGCGGCGAAACGCGCCGCGAAGAAAAACCGTCAAAAATGACCGGCTTTTTCCGATGGCTGGGCGGCTTAGTCTCCAATCCCGCAACCGGGAAAATCAGCCATACCAAATTATGGGCAAACGTTGCCGCCGCAGCGATGACCTATAAATTCTCGCTCGCACCCGATGCCCCCGAATGGCTTTGGTGGGCATACGGCGCAATGGTCGGAGGCTACGCCTTAATCAAACGCGGCATTGCCGCCGTACCGCAGTTGGCGGCAATCAAAAAATCCGCGAATCCCGAAGAATGGAGCGGCAATGATTGATTTTTTGTACAAAAACAAATCGGCATTGGCATGGCGTGCATTGATTGTGTTAGGCATCTGGCTAAACGGCTATCACTATGCCGCCGACAAAGCCGATGCCAAGCAAACCGCCCTGATTACCGCCTACCAAAACTCGTCAATGGCGGCAGCCAAACAATACGCCGACGAGCTTAAAAAAGCGCAGGCGGAAACGAAGCGTTGGCATGACTTCGCGCAGCGTCAAAGCATCGAGCTGGCATCCGCCCTGAGCGAGCTGGATAAAACCAAAAACACCTTACAGGAGCAAACGCATGACGCGATTCAAAAAGACGGCAATGGTTTTAACGGTATCGGTTCTAACAGCCTGCACCTCTACAACCGTGCCTTCGGATACCCCGATTAAAACCGTACCGACAGTGGATTTGCCGCCTGTATCTACCGGGCTGCTGGTCAAATACGAACGCCCCGAGCGTCCGACCGGCGGCTCACCCGAACAACTCTTGAACCATGCCGTGCGCTACGGTGAATACTGTCAAAAGCTCGAAATCCAAATTGAGGGCTGGCAGAACTGGTACACGAAAGGCCGTCTGAAACATGACTGATTTTGCCGACCGCGCATCAGAGCGTGAAGCCATATTTTTGGAAGAGTCCCTGGCGAAACATCAAAACACACCGGAACGCGCCGACAGCCTGAGCCATTGCGAAGATTGCGGCAGCCCGATACCGGAAGCAAGGCGAAAAGCAGTCAAAGGCTGCACCCGCTGCATCGTTTGCCAAGAATATTTCGAACACGGATGACCTTAAAAAATGGAAAAAACCTTTATACACATCGAATTTTGGCAGCTTGTCGGCTTTTTACTCTCATTCCTCGGCATCTGTTTCACCTTCGGCAAAATGCTGCTGGCGCAATTCCGCGAGCAGCAGGATGAACGCCAAAAACAGCAGGAACGCCTGCAAGGCAAAGTCGAAACCATGGAAAACAAACTGGCGGAATTCAATGCCGGACTGCCCCTGACCTATGTTTTGCGGGAAGACTACATCCGCAATCAGGTCGTCCTCGAAGCCAAGCTCGACAACGTCGCCGAAAAACTCACCGAAATCTACAAAATGGAAAGCGTAAAGAAATGATTAGCCAAGAATTGATTGCCAAACAACGCCGCGAGGGGATGCGTTGGAACATCATCAACACCCTTAATAAAGCCCGCCCGCACACCACCAGCGAAACCTTCTTGTTGGACATCATGAACGCGATTTACCCGCAAACCACCGCACTGGAGCTGCGCCAACAACTTGATTATCTGGCTGACCGCAAAATGGTAGACCTCAATAAAGCCCCGCACGGCCTGTGGTTTGCCGACTTGACCAGTTTGGGTGTCGATATTGCCGAATATACGGTGGAGTGTCGTGCCGGTATTGCACGGCCTGAGAAAGTATGGAGCTAGGCATGGCGCAACGCAGCAGTATTGAAAAACTCCCCGAAGCCGTCCGACATGAATTTGAACGGAAGCTGGTAGAAAACGGTTTTTCAGACTACCAAGCCATTGCCGAATGGCTGCAAGACCAAGGCTATGAAATCAGCCGCTCAGCCGCCCATCGCTACGGCCAAAAAGTGCAACGTCGTTTCGCTGCCATCAAATCCAGCACCGAAGCCGCGCGACTGATTGCCGAAGGCGCAGCCGATGAAGGCGATACCCGTAGCGAAGCCCTGATGGCCATGCTGCAAACCGAACTGTTCGACGCATTGGTAGCCATAGGCGAGATGGACAGCGAAGAATTAAACGCGCTCGACCGTTTCGGCGTGATGGCCGAGGGTGCGAAGAAAATTAGCGGTCTGATTTCCGCCAGCACACGCCTGAAAGAGTATCAGGCCAAGGTCAAAGCCAAAGTACAGGCGGCCGCCGAAGATGTAGCCAAGCAGGCCAAGAAAGGCGGCTTGTCTGAAGAATCGGTCGAGGCCATCCGCAAGCATATTTTAGGGATTGCATCATGACGCCGTCTGAAATCCGAAATACCCGCCCATCAGAAGACCGTACCCCTACGGTCTTATTGCCGTATCAGCAGGCTTGGTGCGCCGACCAGTCGCCCGTGAAACTATGCGAAAAATCGCGCCGTATCGGTTTGAGCTGGGGCGAAGCAGCGGACACCGCGCTGCTGGCCGCGTCCGCCAAAGGTATGGATGCATGGTATATCGGCTATAACAAAGACATGGCCTTGGAGTTTATCCGCGACTGTGCAGGCTGGGCGAAGCATTATCAGCTGGCGGCAGGCGAAATCGAAGAAACCGAGGAAGTGTTTGTCGAAGGCGACGACCGCCAGTCGGTGCTGGCGTTTGTCATCCGTTTTGCCTCGGGCTACCGCATTACAGCCTTATCTAGCCGGCCTTCCAACCTACGCGGTAAACAAGGCCGCGTGATTATTGATGAGGCGGCGTTCCACGAACAGCTTGGCGAGTTGCTTAAAGCGGCAATGGCCTTGCTGATGTGGGGCGGCCAGGTGCATATCATCTCTACGCATGACGGCGTAGACAACCCGTTCAACGAGTTGATTAACGATGTACGTGCAGGGAAAAAACCTTATTCCGTCCACCGCATTACCTTTGACGAAGCGGTCGAACAAGGCTTGTACCGCCGCATCTGTCTGCGTTTGGGCAAGGATTGGACACCCCAAGGCGAAGCCTCGTGGTGTAAGGAAATCCGCGATTTCTACGGTGAAGATGCCAGCGAAGAGTTGGACTGTATCCCGAAAAACGGCGGCGGCAAATGGCTGAACCGTGCCTTAATCGAAAGCCGTATGACCCCATACACGCCGGTTATCCGCTACGACCAGACCGACGACTTCGGCCTGCTGCCCGAACCGCGCCGTGCTGCCGAAGTGGCGGACTGGATAGCCGATACCCTGCAGCCGCTGCTCGACGGTTTGGACAAAACCTGTGTTTCTTTTGTAGGCGAAGACTTTGCCCGCTCGGGCGACCGCACCGTGATTGTGCCGCTCTTACAAAGCAAAGACCTGATTTTAAAACCGCCGTTTGTTTTGGAGCTGGGCAATATGCCGTTTGCCCAGCAGGAGCAAATTATGCAGCACCTGTTGGCCAAGCTACCCAATCTGCGCGGCGCGGCCTTGGATGCGCGAGGCAACGGTCAATCTTTGGCCGAAGCCATGCGCGATGCGTTCGGCGCAGAAGTGGTGGAAGCCGTGATGCTGTCGGAAAACTGGTACCGCACCCATACCGCTCCGTTCAAAGCCGCCCTCGAAGACGGCACACTCGACGGCCTGCCGCGAGATGAAGACATCCTCACCGATTTACGTGCGTTCGAATTAGTCAAAGGCGTGCCTCGTATTCCGGACACCCGAACCAAAGGTCAAGACGGTAAAAAACGCCACGGCGACGCAGCGATTGCCTTTGTCCTTGCCCATTACGCCAGCCGCGAACTCAATGCCGGACCGGTACGCGTGGCCAGCCGCCGCGTGCGTCGAATTAGCAGAACAACGCATGGCTTTTAGGCCGTCTGAAAAGAGAATCCCATGAAAAAACCGCATTTCAAACTCAAAACCAATCATGGCAACATCACCTTCAAACCCGATGACCTGACCGGCCATATCGCCGTCTCACGCCAATTTTTAGGCGGTTTCGGCGGTTGGTTGCCTAATCCTGACCCGATTCTGCGCAAGATGGGCAAGCAAATCCATGTTTACCGCGAATTGTTGCGCGACGAGCTGGTCGGCAGCTTCGTGCGCCGCCGCAAAACCGCTGTGGCACGGCTGGATTGGAAACTCAGCGGCGATGAGGTCGAAGATCGTGTATTGGATTTTGTCGAAAATTGGCTGGCCGCTGATGTCGATGTTTATAAGATCTGCAAAGACATCATGAATGCCTCATTTTTCGGCTATCAGCCTATCGAAATTATCTGGCAAAAAGGCAGTCAATGGCTGCCGTCTGAAATTGTGGCCAAGCCGCAGGAATGGTTCGGATTCAATGATGAGCGTGAGTTGGTTTTTACCGAAAACGGCTTGAGCCAAGAGCCGCTACCGCCTTATAAATTTCTGTGTCCGCGCCATGAGGACGACTATCTTAACCCTTATGGCCTAGGTGATTTGGGTTTGGTGTTTTGGCTGGTAACTTTCAAACGCGGCGGCATGAAATTTTGGGTAAGTTTCACCGAAAAATACGGCGCACCTTGGCTCATTGGCAAAGAGCCACGCTCCAATACCCATAGCGACACTGAAAAGCTGCTCGACGCATTAGAAGCCTTAATAAGCAATTCGGTCGGCACGATTCCGAATGATTCCAGCGTCGAAATCCACGAAGCCAGCGGCAAGTCATCATCAGTAGATGCATTCGACAAGCTGCTGAAAGAGTGTAAGTCCGGCATCAACATTGCCTTACTTGGCCAAGACCAAACCACCGACAAAGAAACCAACCATGCCAGTGCCAGCGCGGGCTTGGAAATTGCCGACGATATCCGTGACGGCGACCGCCGTATTGTTGAAGCAGCGTTTAACGAATTGATTGAATGGGTGGTGGAACTGAATTTCGGCGATGTGGCTTGTCCGAAATTCGAGCTGTTTGAAAACGAGGAGGCAGGCACGAAAGAGCGTGCCGAGCGCGACAGTATGCTGTCCGGCGCGGGTGTGAAATTCACTCCGCAATATTGGAAACGCACTTATGGTTTGGAAGACGGCGATATCGTTGAAGAAGATGCCATTATCCCGACCGCTGCTGACTTTGCCGAAGGTTGGGATGGCACAGAAACCGATGCAGGATTGATTTTAGATACGCTTGCGCCCAATGCAGGCCGTCTGAACCAACAAGGCCACGACCTGACTGCCTTATTGGTGCAGGATTTGCAGCGCGGCGAAACCGAAGACAATATTCTCGACCGCTTGGCCGAGCAGTTCCCGAATATGGATGACACCGCCTTGCAAAACGAGCTGGCGCGTGTGATTTTCCTGTCCGGTTTGGTCGGCCGCATTGAAGCGGCGCAGGAGATGAGCTGATGAATCCGGAAGACATCAAGGCAATTTTCGGCCTAGAGCCGGAAGCAGCGGTCGAATATTTGAAGCAGAAAGGTGTGGCCGTTTCGTGGGATTGGCAGGACATGCTGGACGATGCCCACGCCACCGCCTTTACCGTGGCCAAAACCGCAGGCATGGACGTGGCCAACGACATTTATCGCGCAGTCGTCAAAGCTGCAGAGACCGGACAAACGCTGGAGCAGTTTCAGAAAACACTCACGCCGGTATTGCAAAGCAAAGGTTGGTGGGGACGCACCCCAACAACCAATCCGGACACTGGCGAAGCCCAAACTGTTCAACTCGGTAGCCCGCACCGCCTGAAAACCATCTATCTGACCAATATGCAGTCAGCCTACATGGCTGGACGCTACGCTGAAATGATGGATTCTGTCGACACCCACCCGTATTGGCAATACGTCGCTATAAACGACAGCCGCACCCGTGACAGCCACCGTAGAATGCACGGCCGTGTCTATGCAGCAGCCGACCCGGTTTGGGACACCATGTATCCGCCGTTAGATTTCCGCTGCCGCTGCCGCGTGCGTCCATTATCACGCGCCGCAGGCGAAAGCCGTGCCTTACCCAGTCCGACACTTGAGACTCAAACCGTCGACATCGGTAGCAACGAATACACCGGAGAAGCCCGCTACGCCCAACGCACCGGCTTGCGGATTGACGGAAAGTTTGTCGCCCCTAGCGCAGGCTTCAATGCCAACCAAGGAAAAGCCATGCTCTCGCGAATGGCTTCCGTAGCCGTCCAGAAAGCACAATCCGTTCATCCCGATATTGCACGCGTAGCCTTAAAAACCATGATGACCAACAGCAAATTCAAATCCTCATTATCTGCTGTCGATTTGGCATGGGTACTAAAATTAATCAAAGGTTAGATATGCTTGAAATTAATCTTGATATTTCATCATTAGATCGCGGCTTGAGCCAGCTTCTACAAAACGTAAGCCATCCGCGCAAAATGATGAAAGCCATCGCGACCGAAATGACTTCATTAACCGAAGAAAACTTCGAAAGCGAAAGTTTCGGTGGCAACAGATGGAAACAAAGCCAACGCGCAGCTCAAGGCGGGCAGACTCTGCAACTGACCGGCCAACTTGCAGCCAGCATCTCCACACAAGTAGGCAACGACTTTGCACGTATCGGAAGCAACAAACCATATGCGGCAATCCACCACTTGGGTGGCTCCGCAGGCAGAAACCATAGCGTCCAACTTCCAGCCCGACCCTATCTACCAATCAACGGCAGTGGTCAACTTCAAAACGGAGCAGATAAACGCATCCTTGACATTGCAATCGAGTCACTCAGTTCAGGCCTGTAA